ATATTCCTAGATGATCAGTCAGAAGTTTGCATATTCCAGAATGATGATGGTCTGGCTATGCAAATAAACGAGAGCATAGAGCCAGATGATTAACTCACGCAAGATAGAGGATCTGCATCCTAAAGTTGCATTAATGTGCAAACAATTCATTCTCAAATGCGATAAGGCTGGCATTGATGTCATTATTACTAGCACATACCGAGATTTTGAATCACAAACTGCCCTATTCAATCAAGGGCGCACCACTGCTGGCAAAAAAGTAACTAACGCTAAAGCTGGTCAATCATTCCACAATTACAAAGTAGCATTTGACTTCGTGCCAGTTATTAACGGCAAGCCAGTCTGGACTGATGATGGTGGATTATTTACTAAATGCGGTACTATTGCGGAATCTTGCGGATTGGAGTGGGCTGGTCGCTGGACAAAGTTTAAAGAATTGGCTCATTGTCAATATACTGGAAGTTTATCATTAAGAGATTTTCAACAAGGAAAAACATTATGAAACCATACTTACTAGCACGATTATCTGAAGCCTCTACATGGCGAGGTCTAGCCGCATTATTAACTGCGATTGGAGTTACGCTATCACCAGAGCAAACAAACGCCATAGTGGGGCTAGGATTAGCTATCATAGGCGCATTGGGTGTATTTACTAAAGACAAAGCCTAAATGTTTAACTTAATCTCTATTATTGATCGACTTTTAACGCTACTCGTTAAATGGTCGATTGATAGAGAGCAAGCGAAAGCACAAAGAGAGCGTGATGCCTTACATAAAAATCCTGCCAATTGGTTTGCTGATCATTTTGACGGCTTGCCAGACTCAACAGACAATCAAACCAACAAAGCCAATTCTACAAATACTACCCCAGAATGATGGTGGTATCTGCTTGGACAGGGATAGCACTGCCAAACTGGGCGAGTATATTCTTGAATTGGAACGCAGATGAAAATAGATGAGCAACTAAAGCAGTTTGCTACTGAAAGGCAGTCTGAATATATAGATGCCGTCAATAAGTACGGATCGTTTCAAAATGCCGCAGATCGATTAAAGGTATGCAAGGGATCAGTGCAAAATGCCATTGATCAAGTAAAGCGCAAAGCGGCAGTGCGTGGATATGCCCCAGATGCGGATATGACTAAAATAACCCCTGCGCCATTCGTGGTGAGGGGTACGAGCAATCTATATGATGGGGATGGGGTATTAAAAGCCTCATGGGTTAAGACTAGGCTAGATGATGATCAATTCCAGCAGATGCTACTGGATGCGATAGAGGGCTTTAAAGACGAGATACCTAGAGTATCAATGCTTGCCCCACCACCATTAGGTAATGGCAACATACTTAACTGCTATGTGATTACTGATTATCACATGGGGATGCTAAGTTGGAAACCCGAAACGGGCGAGGACTGGGATCTTAAGCTGGCAGAGGAATTAATAGTCAAGTGGTTTGCTCAAGCCATTGTGCAATCACCAGATGCCGATACTGCTGTATTTGCCCAGATGTCAGACTTTTTACACTTTGATGGTATGGATGCGGTAACGCCAGCCTCAAAACATCTGCTAGATGTTGATACTCGATTCGCAAAGGTAGTTAGATCAGCGATCAGAGTGTTGCGGACTGTGATCGATATGTTGCTACAAAAGCACCAGAAAGTGCATATCATTATGGCAGATGCTAACCATGATCCAGTGAGCCAGATTTGGTTGCGTGAGTGGTTTAGCGTGTTATATGAGAATGAACCTAGGATTACTGTCGACAAATCGCCATCACCATATAATGTCTATGAGTTTGGCTCTACTGCATTGTTTTTTCATCATGGGCATAAACGCAGAGTAACTAATGTGAGTGAAGTATTTGCGGCTCAATTTAGAGAGATATATGGGCGCACTAAACACGCATTTGCTCATACTGGTCATCTGCACCATCTGGATGTTAAAGAGAATAACCTTATGATAGTCGAACAGCATAGGACACTAGCCCCTGCTGATGCTTATGCCGCTAGAGGTGGATGGATCACTGGTCGAGATGCCAAAGTCATAACCTACCACAAAGAGTTTGGCGAGGTCAGTCGATTAACTATTAACTCTGATATGCTTAAATAATGATTATCCGTATATCTAGCATTGAATAAAAAGCAGAATATTACATACAAGCAATTTTGCTTAGTGCAGATTAAGGACTAATATCATGTGGACATCACCAGCAGTTACAGAAATGCGTTTCGGTTTTGAAGTTACAATGTATGTAATGAACAAATAGTCTAAACATTTGTTTAAACATTCCCACTTCGGTGGGATTTTTTTTGCCTAAAAATTATTTTTAATTATTTTGTAAAAAGTGCTTGCATTACCTATAAAGTTTATATATTATGCAGTTGTGGTTCGGCAACACACAAACGGAAACTTAAAGGAAACTTAAAAATGACACACAAATACGCAAACGAATTTTATGTAGATAACAATGATGTAGTTCGTTGGAAATCAAACGATTCAGTACCACCAAACGATATTTTGACTGAATTTTTGTTAGCAGACTTAATTTGTCAAGAGCAAGTATTACGCTCAATGTCTGCTCGTAAAATTGAGGATGAGGAATTTTTAATACAATACATAGCTAACCGTCAAAAATACGGTTATTCCGCAGAGGAAAGAGCAGAGATGCAAAATGCCTTTGCTGGCGAAACAGTTGTAGATGTGTTTACTGGTCAAGTTGTAAATTACTAAACTCACAGGGGCGCAAGCCCCTATTGAAACGAAAGGAAACGATTATGCGTTATCAAGTTACTAAAAGTTTTATTGCTGGGATTCTTAAAGGTCAGCAAGTTACTGAAATTACCAATGTGCCATTCAAACTTGGCAAAGAATATAAAAGTTGCGTGAACTCATCTATTTACTTAATTGTTGATGTGAAACGGTTGACAGCATAATAATTATTCTATAATGTGTAGGTATAGCAATTTGCTATTGAAACGAAAAGGAAACGATATGGGATTACAAACTATTCAAGTGTGCGGCGTAGATTTAGATGTTTACTATGACTGCACTATCACAAGAGATCCGTATGGAGTTGGTGATTCACCAACCGAGTATGAGGTCGAAATTCAAGCCATAGAAGTTGCTGGCGATACTCAAGACATTCAAGAGATTTTAGCTGATCGGTGTATTGATTACATCACCGATATGATTATTCAGATCGAGAGGGATTAAATGAGATACAAAATTTATGCAAGTGAGATTGTTTATTATACCGTTGAGGTAGATGCAGAGGATGAGGATGATGCGTTCAATCAAGCGGATAACCAAGCAGTAAACTTTGAGGTAGTCAATAACAGTGGCTATCAGATCGATAGATGGGAAATTATAGGGGAATAAAATGGATAACTTATTAATTCTTTTAATTGGCTTAACTGGGTTTGTTGGATTACTTGTAGTGGCTGAAAGTTTGGCAAAATTATTAGGATGGGATGAATAGTGAGCCAACAACAGTTTTATGAAACAGTAACGAAAGAGCAGGAATATTTGGAAACTTTAACCGAGGGCAAAAAAATGAAATCTTTTAAAGAATTACGCGAAATCAATGTCAATGAGTTTACCGAGAAAAAAGGTCAACTTACTTATCTATCATGGACATGGGCAGTAGATACCTTATTGCAAAATGATCCAATGGCGGTATGGGAATTTCCAGAGCCAAAAACTTATAACGATACAGTCATGGTGTTTTGTAATGTTACGGCTATGGGTAAAACAATGCGGATGCAATTACCTGTAATGGATAATCGAAATAATGCAATACTAAATCCAGATACTCGCAAAATATCAGACGCAACCATGCGTTGTCTTGCTAAGTGCATAGCGTGTTTTGGTATTGGCTTATATATTTATGCTGGTGAGGATCTGCCTACTATCGAAATTGATATAGCCCCTATGATCAATGGAATGAAACAAGCAAAAACCTTAGATGAGTTAAAAGATTCATTTAGTGCCGCATGGAAAAGTTTAGTTAAAGATCCTGCCTTGCAAGCTGAAATTAAAAAAGCTTATGAGCAGTTAAAAGCCACTTTAAGTGAGGGCAAATAATATGAAACAGTATGAAAGATTACACGCACATCTTAATCGTTTTGGATCAATAACCCCATTAGTTGCTTGGAGTGAATTAGGTATCTACCGATTGTCTGATTGTGTTTATAAATTACGCAAAAAAGGGGTGAAAATTGAAACTACCTATGTGGATGTCAAAAACCAATTCGAGGAAACCTGCCATGTTGCTAAATATATTATCCAATAATGGCGGTACTATCGATAGCCTTTACGGTGTTATCAAAACAGACTTTGATGCTGTAAAAAATCGTGAAGCTAAAGTTGCCGAATTAATTAAAACTATGGGGCATAAGTATTTATTATCACGCCCCATGCCGAGGATCAAATAATGGCTTCATTATATGAATTAACTAACGAATATCGTTTAGCCCAGATTAAATTAGATGAGTCTGATTATGATGAGCAAACTATTGCCGATACCTTAGAGGGGCTGTCTGGTGATTTAAATGCTAAAGCAAACAGCATAGCTTGCGTTATCCGCAATCTCGAAGTTACTGCCGAGGCAATCAAGCAGGCAGAAAAAGAGATGGCTGAAAGACGCAAAACAATAGAAAACAAAACAGAGGCAATGAAGTTGTATATAAAAGAGAATATGCAACGCTGTGGGATCACTAAAATTGAATGCCCATACTTTGCCTTAACTCTTAGGAAAAACCCACCTAGCGTTGTTATTGATGATGCTGGGGCTATTCCAAATGAGTTTTATGTATTTCCAGATCCACCTGCACCTTATCCAGATAAAAGAGTGATAGCGGAACAGTTAAAGTCTGGCAATGTAGTA